AAATTAAATGCAGGAGCAATGGGGTATCAAGCATTAGGGCAATCAGACCCAGCTATGCAAAGAGTAACTAATGGTGAAATGCTACAGTCACATATCAAACCCTACTGATGGATTATTAGATATATCAGTTTCAGAGCCAAGTGGCTCTACAATGACACGAAACGAATTAACTCCAGAACAATTAGCAATGTTAGGTTTATTATAAGGAAAAATTATGGCATTTAACCCACTAGATTACTTAAAAGATTTAGTACCAAAAAATACGAATATGTTTGGAGCATCTCCTAACGCTAATTTAAAACAAATGTCAGAAATGGGTTTGTTAGGTGGTGATTACGAGGATATGCTGAAAAAAGCAAATAAACAGTCTGTATTTCAAGGCCTATTAAACGCTGGGTTAAGCTATGCAGCACAACCTAAAAATCAAGGTTATGGTTCAGCTTTGCCTTATTTAGCAAAGGCTGGTTTAGCGGGTGTGCAGGCTGCTCAAACTCCTTATGACCAACTGTCTACAAACGCTATGCAGACACAAAAATTGCAAGAAATGAAAAGGACTATTGGTGAAAGAAATTTAACTAAAGATAGTGTAGCTAAATTTGTTCTTGAGAACCCTGAATATAAAAGCATTGAAGGTTTGCCTGTAGCTAATCAAGCGTCAATCATGCAAGATTTCTACAAGCCTGGCACGTCAAAAAGATTAGCAAACCCACAAAGGTTAGCAGATTTAATGACAATATCAAACGACCCAAACCAACAAATAACTCAAGAACAACAAGCGGAATTAGATGCTTTAAAATTTGTAGTCGGCACTACTTCTCCACAAGGCATTTCTGGTCAAGATTTACTTTCAAGTCCTTATGGCTCTCCTCCAGATGGTTATACTTGGGACAGAACTGCTGAAGGAAAATTAATAGTAGACCCAGAAACAAATCAACCAACTGCAACTCCTATTGCTGGAACAAAAGTTGCTGTGGATAGAATAGCGGATGCTGACAAGAAAAAAGTTGGCTCAACTGGTAAAGCAACTATAGCAACAACGGTAGTTGTTGATGCACAAAGGGCATTAGATTTAATTACTAATAACCCTAGCAATACTACTGGTAAAATTGGGTGGGGACTCCAAAAAGTTCCAGACACAGATGCTTACGCATTGCAACAAACTCTTGAATCTTTGCAAGCTAATGTCGGTATTGATAAATTGCTTGACATTAAAGCTAGTGGAGCTGGTTTAGGTCAAGTGCCACAATCACAATTAAAGATGTTAGCTTCCGTTTTAGGACAATTAGATATTGGGCAACCAAGAGAAACTTTAGAATATAATATACAAAGAGTCCTAAAACTGTACGCTGAAATTGTTAGGGATTCAGGCGGTCAAGAGGCTTTTGATGCGGCTATGGCACAGTCCACCCAAACACCAGAAAGGGATAAGTTGGTCCAAGAAAATCAGTCTGCATTAGATTACTGGAACGACCCTAAAACAGATAGAAATTCAATGACATCAGTAGAGATTGAAAAAATATTAAAAGCAAAAGGATTAATTTAAATGGCATTTGACCCAAAAGCATACATACAAGAAAACAAAACCAAAAAAGACTTTGATGTTGCTGCATATATTGGTGAAAATAAAGAAAGAACACCTGTAGATAGGACAGCTAGAAACCTTAATTTAGTTGCTAGAGGAGCATCTCTGCCAACAACGGGTGCTGTAGCAGGTGGCTTGGTTGCTGGACCAATTGGTGCATTAGCAGGTTCTTTTATACTTCCAGTAGCAGAAGGGTTAGGAGGTATTTTAAATTATGGAATGGAAGGACTAAACTATTTAGACAAGAAAGCTGGGACAGATTATATCTCTGACACTATTAGGTCAAATCCTAGAAAATTAGTAAATCAAGGGTTGGATAAAATATTTCCTAAACCAGAAACTACGTTTGAAAGAGGGTTAGTTGTTGGTGGGGAAGCAGTCGGTAATGTGGGAGGAACAACAAAAGCATTAACTGGATTAACAAACACAGCAAAAACATCTACAGGGAAAAATATTGCAGAAGCAATGTCATCAAACCCAGTAAGACAAACAGCGGTAGCAGGGCCAGCAGGGCTTGCTGCTCAAACTGTAATGGAAAAAACAGACAGTCCATTTCTAGGGATGGCTGCTGGATTAGCAGCTAATATATTGGGGTCTAAAGGAGTACCAAAACGAACTCAAAATATACCAACAAGAGAAACATTAAAAAAATTAGCTACTGCATTATATAAAGAGGCAGATGAAGCTGGGGTGGTATTAACTCAAAAACCTTTTGAAGATTTTGTAAAATCATTAGAAAGAACATTAATAGCTAAAGGATTAGATAAAGACATCACTCCTGCAACAACAGCGGTAATTAAAAGAATGTTAGCAGATGCAAAAACTTCCAGAAAATTATCAGACATTCAAACCTTAAGAGAGCTTGCAGGTGGTGCAGCAGGGTCAATTGTTCCAAAAGACAGAATGTTAGGAACAATGATAATTGAACAATTAGATGATTTTATTTCAAGCTCTGGACCAGGTATTATGAGGGCGGGCAACAAAAGAGGTTTAGATGCTGTTAAAGAGGCAAGAAAAACATACCATACAATGAAAAAAGCAGAAGTATTAGAAGATATATTTGATTCTTCTGAATTAAGAGCCTCCGCCAATTTTTCTCAATCAGGACTAGAGCAACAATTAAGAAGAAAAATAGTTAGTTTAGCAGACAATAAAAAGAAAATGAGAGTGTTTAATAAAGAAGAGAAAGCACTTATTATAAAAACTGCAAAAGGGGGAAGCATGCAAAATATGTTTAGAATGGTAGGAAAGTTCTCTCCTACTGGTCCTGTTTCAGCTCTTTCTGGTGTTGTTGCTGGTGGTTCAGTAGGTTCGTTAATTGGCCCAGTAGGAACTGGCATTGGTATTCTTGGATTGCCATTAGCTGGAGCTGGCTCAAGAGCCGTTTCAACAAGTATGAGCTTAAAAAACATACAAGAGTTACAAGATTATTTAAAATTAGGAAGAACGCCAAATACTTACCAACAGCCAAATCAAATCTTTGGCACTAGAGGCTTATTAATTAATAAAGATGAAGAACAATAATGAACACCATAAACCCAGTAGAATTTGGCAAGATGAAGGAACAAATCAACCACCTACAACACACACAAGATGAGTTACAAAAAGACATGAAGGCAATACTAGCCCTAGCCAATCAGGGAAAGGGTGGCTTCTGGATGGGTATGGCTATCGCTTCCTTTATTGGTGGTATAGTATCTGTATTAATCAAAGGATGGGTACAATGAAAGAGCATGTTCTTATTGCCTGTTTTGCAGTAGTGTTGTTATGGAGCTACTGCTATGTACTACTTAACTAAACTATGCGCCAAGCCAGTGGTAACGCTTTTAACGCTAATCGCTGTACTACCTCTCACCCCAATTATTGCTTGTATATTATACGGATGGACTCACTAAATGCTAAACATACTATTACCACTAATCTCCACTGTGATTGACAGAGTTATCCCAGACAAGAACGGTGCAAACAAAGCTAAACAAGCTATAGAAGCAGAGCTTATTGCTAATGCAACACAACTCAACCTAGCTCAAGCAGAAACTAACAAGATTGAAGCAACACATAGAACCGTATGGGTAGCAGGATGGCGACCATTCATAGGATGGGTATGTGGAGTAGCAATGGCTTGGCACTTTGTTGGCGTTCCGCTAATTACATTCTTCGCAGCATGGGCTGGTGCAACCATACCTCCATTGCCTGTGTTTGACATGGGTAGTTTAATGACTGTCCTTATGGGCCTATTAGGTCTTGGCTCTATGCGAACATTCGAGAAGATGAAAGGCCTGACTAAATGATAATGGGGAGTCCGCACTTTAGTATTAATGAATTAACCTTCAGCGAAACAGCAACAAGGCATGGTATAGATAACACGCCAAACGACAATCAATTAGACAATCTTTTCATAACAGCGATGGAGATGGAGAATGTTAGAGAACTTCTTGGGAATAATTTTATACATGTGTCTAGTGGGTTTAGGTGTCTTGAGCTTAATACACTTCTCGGCTCTAGAGAAACGTCTAGTCATGTGCGTGGCTTGGCTTGTGACTTTACGTCAAGGGGTTATGGCACTCCTAATGACATTGTATCTGCTATTGTTGATTCCAATATTCCTTACGACCAAGTTATTCTGGAGTATGATAGATGGGTTCACATCTCTTTTTGTGAAGATGAAGAAACGCCTAGACGGCAAGCGTTAGCTATTAACAAGACAGGAACAGTGCTATACTCAAATTAAGATATTAACGAGGTAGCTTAATTATGAAATACTTATTTTAGATTTGGAAACATCACCACACAAAGGATTCCATTGGGGACTATTCCAACAGAACATTAGCATCAGTCAATTAATAGAAAGTTCGACTGTTCTATGTTGGGCTGCTAAATGGCTGGATGATAAAAAAGTACATTTCTCTAGTATTTATGACGCAACTCCAGTGAAGATGATAAAGGAAATACATAAGTTAGTAGATGAGGCTGATGCCATTATTACTTACAACGGCAAAAGATTTGATATGCCAACACTTAATCGTGAGTTCTTAATTCACAGACTGCCACCACCTAGTCCTTACAAAGACATAGATTTAATTAATACCGCCAGAGGTAAGTTTAAATTTGCTAGTAACAAATTAGACTACATTGCTCAACTGTTAGGTATTGGACAAAAGACTTCCCATGAAGGTATGCCACTATGGATTAACTGTATGGCGAAAGACCCTAAATCATGGAAGTTGATGAAGAAGTACAATATTAATGATGTAAAATTAACAGAAGAAGTTTACAAGAAGTTACGAGGTTGGATACAAATACATCCTAACCACAACCTAGAAACCAAAGAAATGG